GCATCAAACCAACTGTTTGCGCCAGTTGAGTTGCGAGTAATGGAATACATATTGTGGTCTGTCAAAGCCGAGATGTCACCGAAACTTGCAGGTTCAGTGAAAGAGGAAGAAGTTGCACGATCAATTGATTCAAAGTTGTTTGAGGCAACAGTATCAACATCTCGAAGAAGCATCTTGTTAATGCTCTCAGCGTGAGATTTCGACATTTCCATCTTGATAACAGCCCTTGCATCGCCCAGTCCATCATCCTTGTCTGCAAGGAACATGGCGGTTTCGCTGAGGTCAAACTTGGAAGCCACAGTCTTTGGCTTTGTGCTGACTTCTTCAAAGGTTGGCTTGGTCGAGTCTGGAAGCGCACCGTTTTCTGGAACACCGACAGCATCAGTTGGCTTGCCAGTCACGACACGCCATCCACTCTTTTCCCAGGGTTTCTTAGGAAGAATTGAGAAGGCATTGAACTCTTGGTTCAATTGTGACCACACTTTACGACCAAAGATCGCTTGGTAAGTTCCTGATGTTGAGGACATCAAAGGTGAATCAGCCTTGAGTAAGTCTGTTCCACTGTATGCCCATGCGTTTGTTCCAGCACCCGCACCGTAGTAAAGGCGTTCCATGTCTTCGATTGTTCGGATATATCCTTGCGTCATCTTTTTCATCTCCATTTATTTTTTGATTTTCACTCGCCTCGCAAAGCACGTTGAGCGAGCATTTCTGCTGCTCGCCAGCCGTCGAGGTCGCTTCCCATAGCACCAAACTCTTCATGAGTTGGAACACGGATTGAAGTTGATGGGGTTGTAGGTGTCACGTCGCTCTTTGACAAAGTATCATTTTCCGACTTGAGCATTGCGATCTCTTCTCGGAGAGCATTCAACTGAACTCCAACATCGTTTGCTTTTCGCATCTCGATTGCCTGAGTTGTTTCAGTATTGTATCGCTCTTGCCATTCTTTCTCAACAAGACCCTTAACTGCTTCTTCATCTCGAAGTGCAGCGTAGGTTCGATAGCCCTTTTCCAATGTTTCAGGAGTCAAAGACTTGATGACATTTTGATTGCCCTTTGGTGCGTTCATTGCCATTGGGCGAACACTTGGGGATTTGATGACATTTTGATTGCCACTTGGGGATGGAAGAGAAGGATATGATGGCTCAGAAGCACCTTCGCCAGATCCGACTTCATCTCCCTGTCCTCGGTGAGTATATCCACCACGACCTTGTTCTGGGAGGTAAGCCTTCTCCAAACCAAAGTGATCACGAACTGCATTCAAATCAACGCCAGATTCATGAGCGAACTTTTCAAGTGTGGTGATGTAATCAAGAGCCGCTTCTTCCTCATAGGATTTTTCAGTGTCTTGGTTATACAACTTGTCGTCGTTCTTCTCAGCCTTTTCATCGGCTTTTTCGCTCAGTTCTTTGAGGACTGTGTTCAGTCCAGCCTTAATTTCATTTAGGGTTTCCGTATTGCTCATGTTATCATCTTCCATTTTTAGTATCGTGTAGGTTGATTCTGGGTTTATCCCTTTCTTGCACAGCGTAATTTCATGCAGTTCAAGATCGGTGATCTCTCGATGGTTGCCAAGTTCTGGTGTGGTTTTACTCACACGGAATAGGGCTTGACCCCCAATCGAGAATGCTCGCAAATCTCCGTTGCGAATCTGTTTTTGCACTTCACGTGCTTTTTGAATGTCGTTGCGAATCTTACATACTACGAATAGTCCGTGATCATCCACTTCGGATTTCCACACTCGGCCATTAGAGTCTGTGTGATCGCCAACAACTTCACCGACTTGAATACCAGAATGTGCCAACTGAACGTTGCGGAATGCTTTGTTATCCATGAATTGGCCGAATGCTTTCTTTAGAGCAGCAGTTGGGATTCTATCTCCCTGCTTATCCACCATATCAACAGATGCGTAGCCAGCAACATAGAGTTCGCCTTGACTACCAGACGACTTCAACAAGAAATCCGAACCTTCCGCATTCCAAGATGCGGTGTGGAGTTCAAGACTGGTCGCCATTAAACTAAACGACTTTGTGTAATCCTATATGAAGGGATATGTTCAAATCTCTTCGGCTTCCGACCTATCATCAGGTTCGGCTTCTTGCTCATCAGCCATCTCCTGTTGCGTTTTTAGAGGCATTCTTAATGTTGCTTTGCCATTTTCAATATCAACAACGGCTTCATCGCCAGTTGCGCTATCTTTTACCTGCAAATGTTTCATTGGAATCTCTTCAACCTCTTCGGATTCTTTGGGATCGTAAAATGTAGTTCCACTATCCTCAATAAGTTCTGTTGGACCTCTTGGTGCGGTAATATCCGCTTGAAGGCCAGCCCATGCGCCACCATCTGGTGAAATCCTGTTCATTCGAGGAAACATATTTTCGATAACATCATCATCAATTGCCTCATTCACAGTCCACTTTTTGCCATCTTCTGTTTTTTCGATACCATATTCACCGCAATACATCTCAAGCATTTTCTTATTCAATCCCTTGACATTTTCCAAAAGATATTCTGTTGTTTTAGCGGTATCGTCTTTAGTGATTTCTTTACGTGTGAACTGCATAATAGCGGCTACATTGTCGCCTTCTTCGTTTTCACCGATAATTGATGGCGCACGTAGCAAGGTCTGTTTTGTTATTTTCAACTTACGTGGCTTCTTTCTTTTAGGTGTTGAATGAAGCGGTTGATAAGAACCAGCATCACTTGAAGTAAATGCCCCAGATGCGCCACCTGCCGACGATGCACCGCCGCCACCACCTGCCGCAGCACCCTCTTTGAGCAAATCAATAGCAACTGGACCCCATAATGGAATGTCTTTTCTTGCTTTGTCAAACATAGCATCATACCCTTCAAATGATGAAATGTTGAATCCTTTTCCATCAAAGTCACCCTTGACAATCACAGGTTCATAAATTGACGGATAAACCAATTTGATTTGATTTGGATATACAATGAGTTCAGGCATTGGAGGATAGAATGCCTTAGCAATTGATTCCTTAGCATAACGAATCCACTTGGGGTGAACTTCTTTTTCCTTCATAAACGTTGATTTGGAATCTCTAATCAATAGTTCATTTTCATCAAAATTGCTTATTGCTTTATCCAAACCTTCATGATCGGTTGATACGCAATTTGTTGGCATTGGGAAGTGAACATTTTCGGTTGAATCGTAAAGAGTTCGTAGTGCATTGATTCGATCTTCAAGAGGTTCGAGGTGCAGATCCGAGCCTTTGTGAACCAACAAATCAACAACCTTGAGCGTTTTTCCATCCAAATATCCATCGAATATGAAATCTCCTTTTATCTCACGTAGTTGCTTTTTGATTTTACTTGACAATTTTTCTGTTTTCAAATGATTGCCTTTCTTTTCAACGAACATTCGTTCTCCTTTTGGCATTTTTTGAACAATCCAATCACCAGAAAAGCCTCGCAACTTTTCCATGTCATCTAATTTGTGAATTGTATATGCTGGAATAATTTTGGTTGTGAACACACCAGTTGGCTCATAATCCTCGGCTTTGAGAATACTTCCTGTGGCGATAGGAGATAGCCCCCTGGAGTCTAATGCTGATAAAGCATGAATATCTCTTTGCTTTGGCATAATGTTTGATTCCAACAATGAAGGTAAAACCGCCTTTACTTTGTTTTCATGGACTGTTCTTTGCATGATGTTGAAAGGTTCTTCGGCCATGCCAAAACTGATTCCTCCGCTTTGAGGATCATGTTTCCATGTGAGCGTTGCTGGCATTTCATGACCCCAAAGGTGCGTGTTTCCTGTGTTGTAAGTTGGGGGGGTCGTTGCGAAAGATGACGGGTGAACTGGACCAATTGATTTCAATTGCATTGCCATATCAGTTCCATTCATTGAAGGGGCTAATGCCCTGTATTCCTGACCCATATTGACTTTCTTCATGGCGAAATCAGCCGCACTTGCGATTTGTTGTAAGTTGCCACGTGCAAGAGTCGCCTGTTCCATATTTGTTGGATCGGCTGGATTTAGTATTCCTGACCCAAGTTGTTTCATCACTCTTTGAGCCATATTATTCATCACTTTGCCCATGTGCATATCATTTGCTGCGAATAAAGCGTTGTGATTATCCCA